GCCTTACATTGACGGCTGCTAGCACCATGATTTACTATTCTAACGGATATGACCTAGAAAAGCGTCAACAGTCCGAAGCGAGAATTGACCGAATAGGACAAGAAAAACCTATGACCTATATAGACATTATATGTGAAGATACGGTTGATGAGAGAATTGTAAAAGCTCTAAGAAAGAAGATTAATATTGCTACAGAAATAATGGGTGAACAGTTAAAAGACTGGATTTAATCTCAGAAAATGTAGGACTCGTACGCGTAGCGCGCTAGAATTTTTTATTCTACGACTTTGCCGTCTTTCCACTTCATGTCCGGTAAACCGTTTTCGTAATGTTTGCCATCGAAAGTGAGAATCTGTTTTCTGTTAGCACCCTTTTCATTGTACGAGACGTGCACCCAGCCGCCTGCTGGATCATCTTTTTTGTAGAATTCAAGTATTAGCTGGTCAAAATCCACGTTATTAGACAACCAGTAAGCCGTCTTAATGTTTGGAACACCTGCTATTTCAAAGTCAACCGCCTGGCCCTTAGCATGTTGCGACGTTTTTTTCGAGCCGATAGCTTCGCAAAGTGCTTCCGATCTGTAACCAGAGGTAATAGTAATGGGTTTATCAAAGTGCGCACGAACCGGTTCCAAAATTTCATAACATACGTTCTCCAAATTTTTAATGTCTCCCGCTCCAGGATTATTATCAATCCCTTTACGAGTTGCCGTCATTGATTTTGTAAACTCTTCGAGTTTAAAGTGTTTTGATAGTTGCATAATTTTATTTTGAGATTAGAGTAAATATAACATAGGCCATACCTGTAATCAAGGCACCCACCGACACTAATAGAATACTTTCCACTCTATTAATTTGGTGTTCTAATTTAAGAATCTTATCATGAGTTTGTTTTTGCATAATCCTGCAAAGTTTTTCATGAGAATCAATTCGTTGTATAGCGTTTTGTTTAGTCATTAAGCAGTCAACCCTCTCTGTCTTAGACGCATTGCTTTTTCTTCGTTAGACAATAACGCCTCTTCTATGCTTGTCAACCCAGTATTTTGATTAATATTACCAGGTAATGCTGATGTTTGTACCACTTGTTGAGAAACATTTTCAGTTTCAATTGGTATATTAGGAGCAATAGAAACTTTATCTTTACCACCTACTACTCTTAATGGGTTTATAATTTCAGGCCACTCAGCTCCGGGTTTTAAATTAATTTGGTATAACTGTCCTAAGATAGCATTGATTGCACTACTTACTTCTGAGTAGGGATTATCTAATCCCATTTCTCTAGCATTTAACGCCATACTATTTATAATATTGTTAGATACTTGATAAGGGTTGAATGTGTCACTGATTAATCTTCCAAAAGTTTTATTACCTAATCTTTTTGTAGCTAAATATACTTCTGAATTATCCATTCCCAATTCTTTGGCACCTTTAATATCATCACTCATAGTTTTTTGAACTTTCCATAAAGCTTTATTAGCTGCAATGTAGGCGTCCACTAATTCTACAGGATCAATAGGTCCTTTTTTTAATGCAACTTTGTTAAATATTTTCTTAGAATTTCTTTCACCTGATGCAAAGTCTGCTTGTTTAAAGTTTAGTGCGTTTTTAATATCTAATTTAACAGCACGCATTCCAATGATACCTAGACCCTCATCTAAAATTTCATATGATCTTCCGTTCTCATCATACTTACCAATCTTACCCCACTTAAATGGTCCACCTAGATCTCCTGTTTGTAAAGGGGTATCAAAACCTGTTAAAGCATAGTCAATTCTACCAATTTGTTTTAAACTTCCAGGCATCTGAGCTTTAAGTAAATGCATAAACATTTTTTCTGCTTTAACACCATCAGAATCATTTTCATTCCACACCTCATATCCTTCTCGCGTTCTTCCTGTTCTAACTACTATATCAGCTAGAGCTTCAGTCCAAATAGACTCTGATATAAATGGTTGTGCTATATCACCAAAGCCTTTCATGGCTCCAAGTAAAAAGTTATTCATGATGGCTTCATCATTTAATTGACCGTCAGCTACTTCATTAATGGCTGCTTGCCATGGTTTTAATAAGGTGTCGTAAGCATTGGCGTGACTAAAATCAATGTACTTCCAGTTCCCTTCTTCATCTTTAAGAGGAATGATTGTAGAATTTTTTGACCAAGGAGCTACAAATCTTCTAATCGCTGCCAGTTGTTCTTCACTTACATCATATAAAGTTTGTCCTAATTTAGTTGCACCATAAGGTACTGCTGCCATAGTAAATGCCATACCCGTTAGACGTTGCATTCCAATTCTTCTTAATGCAGGATCTTTAATTTCTCTTAGGGCAGTTCTTAAAATATTAGTAGAAGTTCTTAAAATCTCTGCAGGGAATGATACGAAATTACCTACTGGCCATCTACGTAAATTTCTAATAGACTGAGAAACATAATCATAGTTAGGTACATTATTTCTAACAATGTTTGCAGCCATTTCATCTAGCTGGTCTTCAGTTATGTCTTTACCAGCTCTTTTGTAAGCTGAAGCAAATCTAGATCTCTCTCCTAAGAAGGTAGCAATTTTCCAAAAGTCATCTTCAGCTGTGTAAGCATCTTCTGTCCATTTTTTTATTTTAGAAAGAGGGGATAACAAACCTCTCAATCCTCTGTCTGCTGATACGGTGGATCCAAAGTCAATATCTTTTAAAAGATGTCTTAAATCTCCCATTCTAACATTGGTATTAACAACTCCTAGTCGTGCTAGCTTTTGATAGAACTCTGATTCAGCTCTTGTTCCTGGCGCAGCAACTTGTAAATTTTTCCAAGCTGTTCTAGCCATTCGAGGAGTAATAGTAATTCCAGGAAGTAGACCATTGGCTACTGCAAATGCTCCAGCACTTATAAAGTTTCTTGCATGAGTCACTGGAGATAAAATTGTTTTAGCCATTTGTGATGTGGCTTTAGGTAATAAAACTAAATTTCTATAGATTGCATTGTCCGCCCAAGTACTTTGGTGAATACCTGAAGCTGCTTCGATAGCATCCGCTACTTCTTTTAAAGCTATTTTACCTGCTGCTGGATTCCCGATGCCTGCTTCTGTACTATTGATTCCAATTTGTCTATACATACTTTCATCAAAAGTGTCTCCTTGTTTCGCAGCTACTTCAGCAACTTGCTCTATACTATCAAAAAACAATGGTCGTTTGCCTGCTTTAATTGCTGCAGCAGAACTTAAAGCTAAACTATTTAATAACATATTACGTCTAGTAATAGCAGACACGGCTCCAGTTTGAGCAAGGATAGTTTCTACAGGGTTTTTAGTTTTACCTAAAATTTCCTCTACAATTTTTCTCTTGTCTCCTTTTAAAAAAGAAACACTCATTTCTTTAGATGAAGCCCGTTGAGCTAAACTTTTTCCAGTAAAAAAATCAGGGAGTTTAACTAAAGCATCTGAGTCAAAATTCTTTGGAGCCTTTGCAGTTTTTGCAATGTTATTAACTAAAGTTTTAGCTTCTTCAAAAGTAATAGGAGTCTTGTTTCTCTCCGCTGCAGCTCTAAAAACTTTAACAGCTTTATCCATCACCTGTGTAGGAACTTTGTAATTTAACATTGGAATAATAGAACGATTAGAAAAAATATCGTAAGTGGCTCCCAGATAATCTTTAAATTTTTTACCAAACAAAGTTTTAAATTCCCCAAAGGTTCCTTTCATCTCTTTAATTTTTGCTTTTTCGCCAGCCTTAATTCCTTTACCCAAGGTTGAAAACATATCTGCCCACTCAGCACGCATTGCTTCCATTTGATCAAAGATTCCATCAATTTGTTTTGATCCGTAAGCAATATTATTTTTCTTTAAAAATTTATCCACATTATTTTTAAAAGATTTATTAATCCCACCTGTTACTTTAACATTCTTGGTTGTTTTAGTTAAAGGATCCAATACTTTTCTTGTTAGTGTTTCTCCAAATTCAACTATTCCATTGTTTAATACTTTAGGAGTTCCTGATACTAGACCATCGTTTAATAATGACAGTAGTTCTTTTCTTTGATTTTTAGTAGATCGATCAAACGTTCTCTGCATGAATGGAAATAAACCATCTATTTTTTTATTTAAATTTCTTGAAATAGTTTGAGCCACATTGATGTCTGCATACTTTTGACCTATAATTTTTCTTTGTGCTTCAAATAATTCAGGAGTCATCTTACCTTCTTTTTTAAAGTGACTTAAAAAATTAAATAGTCTTTTATCAATAGCATTATCTGCATAACGCATTGCTTCCGTTCTTCCTGATAATAGTTTTAAAGTTTTACCTAGACCACCAATTAATCCAGTAAACAAAGCGCCTTCAGTTCCAAACTTAAGTCTGTTAACTAAAGCTCTACCTGGATCATAGTTGTCTCCTTTATTTTCATGAAGTCTTGTAGGTCCACCAATTAGTTGACCAAAAGTTCCAGCCTTTTCTACGTCTCCTATAAAGATTCCTTCTGCTGTACCTCCAGTGATTGCACCTACACCAAATTTTGCTACTCTTCCTTTCTGGTTTAATCTTGCAAGTTTACTTGCACTCTCCATTAATACTTTACCAGACTCATCCGTCATGTTAAAATATTTACCTAATTTTTTAGATCTCAATGCTGTATTCGCCATTGAAGTTCCTATTTTAAAACCCACTCCTCCGGGAACACCTATGTTAACTAATAGTTCTGCAATTTTTCCTGCAGTTGTAGCTGCAGCTTTTTCGTCCCACTCCGTTAAATCATCAAAATATTTTTCTACTTGTGCGGCTTTGTTTGTGCCAGCTCCCATATCCATAAGAGTTGCCCCTAATGAAAATAAACCTTTTGGAATTTGAATAAGACCTGAACCTAGTCCTGCTAGAATAGATTCGAATTGAGATATTTTATTATATTTTTCCGGACCGGTAACAATAGATTCGCTTTGTTTTTCTAAGGTCGCAAGGGAGTTAAACGACATGGTTCCTCCTATGAATCAAAACTATTAGTTACTTCAGACTTCCACCAAGAGGTAAGTTCGTTTAGTTCATCGGCATCTAGGTCAGGTTCTACACTACCACCCGGATAATAACCTGCTCTACCCCCAGCTGCCATTTTTTCTGTTAGTTTAATCTCTTCTGTTTCTTCGAACGTTGATCCTCTTTTACGTGGTTTTATATGTGCATAACTATCTGCCATCTTTTTCTCTTGTAATATTTTTTTAAATGCCGGAAGAGACATTTCATTTTCTGCTAAGTTCATTGCCCATGTTTTACTACCATCAGGTTCTACAATTTTAATCCCAACCTTAGCAGCTTCATCAAAAATGACTGACTTGTCGTTAATGTCTACGTCTTTAAGGTTAGTTGTAATTTTTAGTTTAATAGATGCATTTTTTTTCTCTTTCTCAGGAATTTCAGAATCATCGATAATATTTTCAGACTTCTCTTCTTCTGATTTTTTAACTGTTAAACCACCTTTAGCTTGTTCGTACGTATCAAAATAAATTTCTTTTGCATTAGCTGTTTGTGCATTTTCAACCACTAACCATTTTTGATTTATCGGATTCCAATAAACCATACCTCCTGATAAATTTGCTAAATCAAAATCCCAGTTGCCATCCACTTTTTTAAAAGCTGAGGATGGTATTACCATTGCTGTTACAATTTCATCACCCTTTTGCAGGTTAGCAATAGTGACTAGGCCTGTAGCAATTCCTTGAGCAAAGCCTGATAATTCAAACTCTGACCCAGGATTACCTCTGTTTTGTGATGCAATCTTAATAATGTTTTCTGTCGCCTCTGATATCTGTCTCGGTATAGACTTGTCTTTTAACATAGGATTCGTTGTACTAATTTGTGCAAGTATTTTATCCCTTTCAAATTTTTCTTTAGCCATAAGTCTAGCTGCATCACTTTCAATGTTAGCTAACTTAACTGATTGTTCCATAGCTTTATCTGTTGATCTAGATTTACGAACACCTTGTGCTCCTTCATAAAGCATTTCTCCAATAGTTTTAGCAGAGCCATCATCTTTGTATGGACTTGCTAAAGCAGAGAAGCCTTCAGCAGCAAAACTCATTTCGCTTCTTGGGTCGTATATAGCTGATCTTCTTTCATTAATCTCTTCCCACGTTGTACCAAGTTTATAATTTTTTCTTGGTGTATCGAAAGGTGAAGTTATGCCAGTCCCTTGAGCCTGGAAACTTGAGCCTCCCCGCTTGAACATAGGTCTTTTTAAAATTCTATTGTACATAATTCTTAAATATTGCCGTGTTGCACTACACCACCTGCTCCTGGATTATAACTTCTGCTATAGTTCCCAGTTGCATAACCTTGTGCTTGTCTAGCAGCTGTATTCTGTGCTCCAAACATACCCATCATATCCGCGGCTGCTAAACCTCCACCAATTCCTGTTACAAATGGTGTTGGTTGGAAGGTTTGTGTTGGTGCTCCAGGCATTGCTCCTGCAATACCTCCATAGATGTTTGCAACATCTTGAATTCTTTTCATTGGTAATTGGTAACCTTGTTGTGCACCTAGAGCCAACTGATTTAGTTTTTGTTGTTCTAGTAATTGGTCTTCTGCACCTAACACTTGAAGAGCTCCAATTCCTTGTTGCTCTAATCCAGTTTCATAAGTTGCTTGACCTTGTAAGTCAGCTAACTGTTGTCGTTGTCTATCTAATGCTTGAGCGTATCCTTGACCTGTTAGACCAGCAAGTAATGCTGCTCTATTTCTGTCCGATTCGGATTGATACAGACCCGATTGAATTCCATGTCTACCACCCCCAAAAGCTCCAGCTTGATAAGCTTGATCAGCAATAACTTGTCTTCCTCTGCCCGCTTGGATGTCATACTCTTGCATAGTTGTGTCTATAATTTCCTTTTGGTAAGGAGACATAAACGCTTGATAACCTTGAGCTGGGTCTAATAATTGTTGTTGAGAGATTTGATCTAAGTAAGGTTGGTAAGAAGCAATTCCTGTTCCACCTGTAAAACCTGTAACTTGTCCTGAAGCATCTCTTTGGATGTCACCCATGCCATACAGGTCGGCAAGTCTTTGGGCTCCTTTTTGTTGAAATGCTGTTTGACCTGCAACTTTAGGAGTTACAGCTCCTACATCGATAGGAGTTCCTAGTTGCCCGATACCATATTTAAGTATCTCTTTACCGTAAGGGGCTAGAGTTGCGCTGGGTAATAGTCCACCCATCATGTTTCCGTTTGCCATTACGCTGTCATCCTTTGAGCTTCAGGTCTTGCTTCTAAATTTTTCATAGTTTCGTACATTCTTTTTGCACCCTTGTTAATACTTCCACCGCCTGCAGCTCTTACTGCATCAGCTGTGAATACAAATTCGTTTTTAGATAATCTTGCTGGGACATCATCTTTTTTTTCATACTCTCCAATTGGAACAAAGCCACCATCAAATCTATAGTCTTTTTCTAATCCACCTAGATTCATGATACCACCATTTTCTTTTCTAGCTCTTTTTGGTAATCCACCGTAAGCATTTCCTCCAGTGTCTACCATTTCCAGCGCTATATTGTAAATTTCAAATTGTTGGTCTTGCGTAAGATCATAAAATTCTTTTCCATATTTTTCTTCTGCTAAATCTTCTGCTATCATTTGAGCTTTCCAACCTCTTGCTCCACCGCCAGCCATAGGACCAATCTGAACTCCTTCTTCCATTTTAAGTTCGTTATCTCCTACAAATTCTTCGTCCATTATTTCTACGTCTGTGTCAGGAGTTCCCAATTTATACCCAGGTCTTCCACCGTGTCTTAAACCTGCGATACCACCTTTTTTCATATCAAATCTTTTCATAATTACATTAGACGCTGTATCCCATGGTGTCATATCGGTATATCCTTTAGGATTTAAACCACTTTCATTTGTACCATTCATTAAATCTCTAGCTAATTTAGTATGTAACTTTTGAATTTTTTTAAATCGTTTCATTTTTGGTGAACCTTCTCCATCGTCCATACCTTCATCTAATAGTTTCTTTAACTTGTCATTAAACTTACCTGTAAAATCCATTCTTTCAGCTTCAATTTTTTTAGCTTTTAAATCATCTCTAGGACCTATCGTCATAATTTCATTAAAGTCTCGTTCCTTAGCTTCATCAGATATCATATAATCTTTTCCGCCACCACCAGTTCTCTCTAAAAACATTTCTTCAAACCAGTTTCCACCTTTGCCTTCATCATATATTCCTTCACTTTCAGCGACAGCAATATCTTCTTGTCCTCTTTGTGGGTTCATCGGCATCTGTTCATCATCACCACCAAATAATACTGGTCCCAGTCCCCTTTGATACCCAGGTCTTCCACCGTGTCTTAAACCTGCGATACCACCAGTAGCCATAGGCCCTGGGACATTACCTGAACTTAATTCTTTTTCAGCTTGTGCGGCAGCTTCTGCCGGGGATAAATTCATTTCCAATAATTCTTGATATCTATTCTCTAAGAATGCATCATTACCTGCATGAGAAGCCATCATTGTATTTCCTTCTACTGATGGTGCTTCACCTTTAATCATGTCTCTCCAACCACCATCAAGAAAGAAAATTTCAAAATCAAAATCAAAAAGCATTTTATCACCACTCTCCATTTGATCCCAAATCATCATAGCGTTTGCTCTATCGCCTTGGCCAGTATTATAAAAAACTTGTTCTCCAGTAACATCCACTCCGGTTTCCATTTTAAAACCCTCAGGAGTAATTACTTCTTCTTCAATTTCCATTACGTCGTCTTCATCGGTCCCAGCATAATATCTCTTTCTTTGTCTATTCGGTATGGACATTAGTCCACCTTTAGCTGCAACTGCAGTAAAATCTGTAACATCGGCTTTAGTTGTAGGTACTCCGGATACTTCCATAGGTGTTAAGTTAAGATCAATAGCTGCTGCTGCCTCGTGACCAGCGGCTGCTGCGTCTCTCATGTAATCATCATAAGCTGCTTGTTGCATCTCATTTTTCTTCTGTTGATCTTTGTAAGATGCATAGGTTGATAAGGCTGCTACCCCTGTTTTAACTAAAGGTGCATATTTAGTTCCTTGTTCTAATAGCCAATCTAGCATAATTTCTAATTCCTTATTGTATGATTATATATGAAAATCGCAGGGATTATACCTGAACCTATCACTTTACTTGTTTTTTTGTTCATCGTCAATATCTTATACCTTACCGGTATCCGCCCCTAGTTTAATAGCAGCTACTTTTATATGCACATCTCTTCGAATATGCTCTCTTTTAGTGTCTGTAGATGGGTTATCGACATCATCATCAGCTTCTTTGTCTGACATATATTCTGTACCTGTTTCAGTATTAGTTAATGTAATTTCTACTTCAGGGGTAATAACATGTACTTTTTTACCATCAATTTCTTTATATTCACTCTTCGCTTCTTGTTCTATAAATGGCATAATCCTCCTATGATCTGCTCGTTTGTAGCACAGCGGCCGTCATTGTTATAGCATTAGCCTGACTCGCTTGCATTTGAATTTTATCACCCGCTTCTAATACTAACACATTGTTAAAGGTTAGTAAATCTACACTATTACTCGCATCTACTGTTATTTTTTGATACTCAAAAGTGGTGCTTGAAGAGGCATCATATACGGTAACCGTGACATCTAGATTACTTCCATGATTATTATATAAATTAATGGTTTTTACAATAGAAGTTGTTTCATCAGGAACCAGATACATTTCCTGTGTTGGACTGGTACTGTCTAATAATTTTTGAATGTTTTTATATACGTTTGCCATTAGCTTAAAAAGAAATTAATCCTTTCTGCATCATCCTTTTCAGGTTGTTGATAGGTTGAATTAAGTTGTTCTATAACAGAACTAATAGCTCTATTAATTTGTCTTTGGTTATCTTCTGTGTATTCTCTTCTAGGTTCTGGTAATCTTACTACTATTTTAGCCATTATCTTCTCCCATCCGCTTGGACATCTACTTGAAAAGTACCATATCTCCAGTCTTCCCCAGCGCTTTCATTTTCTATTTTGATACTGGCATATCTTCCTCTAGCTCGAGTATTAAATTGTGTAGAAGAAGGTAGGACACTAAAAGGACTTAAAGTACTATCTGTTGATGAAGAGGAAGGAAAATTTTTTAAACCCACAGTGACCTTAGCTGTTCCTGTTAATGTTTTAAAATCAGGAATGAATCTTCTCATCGATAAAAAATATTCTCCCATACCTTTATCTGTTTGAATAGCAAAGTCATAAGATTGTAGGAATGATGTTAAGGCTGTAGTAGATCCATCAGGGTTTAATTGATCTGTTCCTACCTCATGTTCAAAATAAACCGTTTGGCCAAGTCCTGTTTCACCAATAATACTTGGAAAAGTACCTGTTGCAGAACTATTAAATTGAGTTGCATAAGGTTTAGGATAAACAATTGAATCAATCCATGTACTTCTAATAGAATTAGTATTAGTTCCTGTATACCAAACTCCGGTTGGTAATTGAGTTCTTTCTCCATAATTAAATACTACATATCTATCATTATAGGTTGAGCCCGAAGAGGGGTAATACCAAACTACTTCTGTAAATAAGTTACTGATACCTGCATACACTTGTTGACCTTTTGTAGTATCAAAGTCTCCGTAAACATAATCTTCTACTGAACAAGATAAGGAATTAACGGTACCATCAAAAGAGAAGAAACCATTGTTTCCCATCCAGTAGGCAACCCCGTCTATTTCACAGCAAGCGTTTTGTCCAATTAACCCACAGTTAGTACCCACTTGTTCAAAGCCAAAAACAAAGTTTCCGCCTACAAATTTCATAGAATAAAGTGCATTGTCGGTCCATACTAAAATATTTTCTTTTCCTTTAATGGCTCCCATAATTCTTGTGCCATCTTGAAGTCTTTGTGTACCTGCAGTATTGTCTGCTTGTGGAGCAAAAGTGTTAATAGCTTCTTGATTCGAGAACCTAATAAACAAATCGTCTTGTGTAGAATCTGTTCCTATAGTTGTTTCAGTTCCCAAATGAATTAAGTGTCGAGTTGTAGGAGAAACTAAAGTTAATCTACTAGCTGTAGGATTTCCTTCAGTGCCACTAATTGCGGTTACATAACCACTTGTTAGAGTAGAAGCTCTATTGCTAAATCTAGCTGACCCACTAATTCCTGAATTCCATGTAAAAGTTTTTCCATTAGCAATTGTTGCAACTAAAACTTCACCCCAGTTACTTAGAGACCAGAGACCTGGTTCTAGTGTAACGTCTGAAGCATTAACTGCATTTCCCCATTGAGTATAGTTTGTTGCATCATAAACTGTTTGACCATCGCTGTGAGCACTTCCAGTTGTACCAGAAACAGCTGTTCCATAAGCTCCTCTAGTAATAGTTGTTAAATCATTTGATGAAATACCGGTGTATTTAATTAATTCGCTATCAACTAAAATAGTTCCATTTGTTGAAGTAAATCCAGTAGTTGAGTCTAAAGTAATACTTGTTCCTGATCCACCTGTACCAGCTGTATCTGCAAGTAAAGCCCCATCTAAGGTATTCGTTTGAGCTCCAGTAATTGTTCCACCATAATTACCAACCCCAAATCCATAACCATAAGTTTGAGCAGCTGGACCCACCGTTGCGTAAGGTTGCACTTTCATACTTCCCCCTGTAGCGACTACAGCTGAAGCTTGGTTTAATGAATTAATAGTAAAAGTTACAGAACTTGGAACAGATAAAACTTGAAATTTTTTATCTTCAAAATCAGTTGCATTTAAACCTGTACCACCAGGTAGAGTAACACTGTCTAAAACAATAATGTCTCCTACTTCTAAATCATGATTTGAGCCAGTTGTAATCGTACATTGTTTATTTGTAGTACTGTTTGTGGCTAATGTTGATCCAGTAAATTCAGTTTGAGCCCCAGCATTATTCGAACGCCAAGGTGTTATATCGTAAAGAGTTCCCTCAAAATATAAAAGTAAAAATTTATCGGTACCGATGGCTACATATTTATTACCATCATTGTCTACAAATGCGTGTTGTCTTCTAGCAACACCTACTATGGTATCAGTTAATAAAGAAGACCATCCTCCTACTTTTTCAGGAAGATTATATCTCCATCTAACATTGTCTGAATCAACCCATCGATCCGTAGCTCCGACAGCAGTGTCCTGCTTATCAACACCCGGTTGAAATTTCATTTCAAAGAGAGCCATCTCGTTAGCTCCTATGAAGTATAATTAGTCTTGTATACCCACCCTCGAGTAGCGTCGACATAGACTAATGTAAGGGATTGACCGTTATTGCTTAAGGTTAAATTGGAAGTTCCACCATTAATTTTTAAGCCGTTTCGGTCTACGGTTAAGTTGTTAGATTGAAAAGTACCATATGAATCTGTAATTGTTACTTCGTCTCCTGTAGAAGCAGCTGCAGGTAAAGCAACTGTAATAGTTGATGTAGTGGTATTTGCTAAAATCTGTGCACCTGCAACAGCAGTGTAAGGACTATTAGAATTAGTAATACTTGCATATCCTTTTTCTAAAATAGTTACAACTGTTTCTGAGCCATTAGATTTACATAAAACAGTAGCGCCTGGAGGAATGGGTTGTTCCGTTCCAGAAGCAGTTAAAACCCCTAAAGTTCTATTTGATGTTCCTCTAACAGTGTCATCTTTCATGATCCAGACTCTTTCTGCAGTACCTGGCATAGTAACTGTTCTATTACCTGCTAAAGTACCATAAAGTCTAAAATATATGTTTTTTCCTGTAGAAGTTGCTCCATCTGTTAAGACAAGAGTTGAACTACCTGAAGCTAGATCTACATCTAAAACTCCAGTTGAAGTTTGTTCTACAATTTGTAAATTTGTATTAGTTATAGTACCCCATAAACCGGCTTTTTCACCAGTTGTTATGAGTTCTAATTGTGCGTTTGTTGAATAAGTTGATGCCATAATATTACGTTCCTGGGTCTATTGGTGTCCAGACCATAGTTGCGCCTGGAATAATTTCACTCCATGTTATTGCTTGTGCCGTACCTGTAGCAAGCGTTAAAGTACTTCCTGTAGGATCGACATTTGCGTCTCCAGTTAGTGTAACAGTTCCGCTTGAAATTACAAGAGAGTTCTTTACAGCTGTTATGGTAGCGCCGGCACTGACTGTAACAGTTCCTGTGCCTAAGACTAGTTCATTTTTGACTGCAGTAAGATTAGAGTCCCCAGTAAGAGTTAAACTTCCAAAACCTAAAGTAAGTGGATTTGGAGTAGGTATCTCTGTAATGGAGTCTGCTGTAATACCTGGATTTCCAATACTAATTGTTAGTTCATTTTTAGTAACTGAAAGAGTTACACTATTCTCCGGTCCTGCCGAAGAAATGGGGTATTCTGCAAATGCGCCAAATCCTAATAACATAAAATATAATCCTTAGAAGGAGACAGGGGGTATGTGGTGGATCCCTGCCTCCATCTAAGAATTATATCATCGTTTAAACCAATTAGGAAGACCTAAATGTGGACGTTTGTCGAACATATTATCTTTAGCTCCCGGTGTTTTACGATTGTTATAATGCAGAAAAACTTGTACGCATTCTTTGCCTTTAAATTTTTCTCTCCAATGTTCTAGCTCACAGCCAGAATAAACCAGCATATCTCCTGGTTTTAAATCAACTTTAACGCCTTTGGTGTTTTCTGATACATAACCCTTACCTGGAACAGTACCGCCTTTTTTAGGATTAGGTTCTAGATATATAGGCCAATCATCGCCACCTAGATTCATAGTCGTAGATATCTCACAACTGAATCTATCCTTATGTCTTTCAAGAACATCACCTTTTTTATATATTCTTGCATAGGTATAAGCAGGTGTTAGTTTTAATCCTGTAGTTTTTTCCATAAGGGGTTGGCATTTCAACATTAAAGTTTCCATGGCTATATTACCATAGTGAGAATAAGTGTTAGGAATCTGTTCACCTTCAAGTTCATAGCTTCCTATAATATTTTCATAAGGTGAAAGGTATCTATGGTGTCTACAAGTATCATAAACTTGTTTTTGCATACTAAAATAATTTGCAACAAAAGCTGCTAGGTCTCTTGATATTGCTTGACGAATAATTGTATACTTTTTCTTTTTAAACATCTTTAGCCATCTCCTTTAACACTGCGGTTATATTAAAATGAATAAATCTAAATGGAGCTTTGCCATAATCCAGAGAAAATTCGTGTTCTACATATCCTGGAAAAAATATAAGCATTCCGGGTTCAGGTTTAAAATGAATTAATTCTGTTCCGGACCATACACCTTTTAGAGTAGGTTTCATATGTAATTTAGTTGTTCGTGCCCCAGCTCGTGGGTCATAAAAAATAGGTACTGAAGTTTTTTCACTAGCTTTTAAAAAATAAAAACCATTAACATGGGTGTTCCAATGCACATGTCCTGGATGATGACCACCCCCTTTTTTAGCAAATTCTTGAACCCAACATTGTTCAAAAAAAGTTTGATACCTATTCATATCAAATCCTGAATGATCTAAAAACTCCCAAGCTTTTTGACCAACATAATTTCTAAAATCCATAAACTGAGTATCACTTAGTAATTGTGTTGAGTGCCAGGTTTTACCAAAATCACCATATTCTTTTAAATGAGCTTTAGATTCTTTCATTTTTTTTATTTCTTTAATATAGGGATCGCAGGCTTTGTTTAAAGATTTAACAAAGTCAGGTTTTATTTCACTCCATATAGGGGTTGAAAAATAATGATTAATATACATATTTATTTAAATGGATTTCCCAAATGCCATACGACAAGTGAGTATCTAGTTCCTCTAGTTACTGGTTTGACTCTATGCCATAAGTGTGATGGAAATACTACGATAGAGCCTTTAGGTAATATTTCAGGTACTTGTCTTACATGTTTACTTTCATCTCTCATATGAGGATCATAGTTTCTAAAATCAAATTCTAATTCTCCACCTGTATATTCGGAACCATCTGTTAATTGACAAGTCATAGATAGTTTTCTAACTTTTCCATTATCAGGGGCATTTTTATCTTTTCTATCATAAGGTTTATCCCAAGGATCATTATGCCAATCGTAATATTGATTAAGTTTATATTTTGTAAACTGACAAGACTCAGAAAAGTCCCATTGAAAATTCCACCCAGCATTTCTATTTGCACTATTAACAAAAGGATGTAATTCTTTATAAATCCAAGGTTCACTTAACCACACTAAATCAGATTTTCTTTTCTTTTGTAAATTTTTTACTTCTTCTTTGTTTAATTTTTTATCACCATAGGTACCTGTTCTAGCCATTACTTCTTCTTTAGACAAAGCATATTTAATAACTTCATCGCAAAATCTTGGGGTTAATGCAGATTTAAAATACCAGAAATAATTATATAAATTCATAAGTTGTAGTTAAAATAAAGTTTAAAGAATCTTGTTGATTGTTAGTTATGTAATACATCTGTGTAGAGGGAAACATTATAAATTTATTGTTTTTTAACGAGATGTCCCAATTTCTTCCTGCTCTTCTGTTTTGATCATAATGTATTCTAACACTACAATCTTTAACATTTACTCCATAAAGAAAAGTATAATCCGGAGAATTTCTTAAATCTACCGGATCAATATTTAATAAAGGAATTGAAAGTTCTTTTGGTTTATAAGCATTTCCCCACGTTTCTTTGTTTATTAAAGTAAAACCGTGCCCTACATTTATATGCTCTCGCATATATGTATTTAACATATCTAATGTTCTTGAAAATGGAAACTCTAAATTTTTAATTTGTGATGATAAAATATCTGATTGAAGTTTGTTTCGGTCTATTTCAAAACCTTTGGGCATATCTATTGTGCCATAATGTAAATCTATTTCAGATAATACTTTCTTGTGCATACCACATACCTGTTTAATTTATGCTTTGAGGTCTGTCAAGTCCCAAGACTGTCCGGCTTCATTCCAATTATAAACCCATTTATGAGTACCGGCTTCGTTTTGTGAAGTTTGTTCTGCAGTCAATGCAGGAGCATCACCAATAGGTGATTTCCAACTTGCAGTTGCAGTATCTTTTACCCAAGAAGGATAAGGTTTTTTAGCCCAAAAAATTTGATTATCTTCGTCCCATTCATAACCTATACCTGCGTAGTTTCCTCTAAATGCTTTTGAGTTATCACCAGATAAATGGGTATTAGATCTTGTATTGTAAGAAGTTTGAATCCACATTTGAGAAGGCCAATTATTATGTCTCTCTAAATATTGTTGTCCTACTGATTCATCTTCAACGCCATCAGCGTTCAGCATATCTTTATTATCTAAAGTCAATACTGATATAACTTTACTGTTAGCTCCTATTTTTGCAAAGTGTGCCATAATGTTTCTCCTTATATCTTGTTTTTAAATTTGTGTAAATACATAAATATTATTGATATTTATACCTTATAATTACTATACCAGAACCACCAGCTCCACCAACATTACCAGCTCCACCACCACCACCTGAGTTAACTGTTCCAGCGTCTCCACTTACAGGAGTTGGAGGTGAACCAGCACCGCCACCGCCAGGACCGCCAGTACCACCATTACCACTGCCTTCTCTAGCACCGCCGCCTCCTCCAGCATAAACTACTGGACTTGCTGTAATTTGTGTTGTTGCACCAGCTCCACCATTTCCTGCTGGGTTAGGATCATTTCCTGCGTTAGCACCTACCGCAGTTGCTCCACCGCCACCTCCTCCAGCATCACTAGCTGGACTTGATTGTGGTTTTGCACTTCCTCCTGCACTTCCTTGAGCAGGACTTACTGGAGGTGTATTACCTCCTCCACCAGCAGCACCACATCTTCCGCCACCTCCTCCACCAGAAGCACCAGCTGTACCTGCTATCTTTAAACCACCACCGCCTCCGCCACCAGCGGATGTTATTGTTGAAAAAATTGTACTTGAACCAGAATTTCCAGGATTTACACCCCCTGAAGCTCCAGCTCCTATTGTAATAGGATAATTTGTTGCTGTAACTGTAATTGTTCCTGCACCTTCTAAAGGTGAAGCTGTGTAAGGAGTTACTGGAGATTTATCTTCTCTGAATCCACCAGCACCGCCGCCGCCTCCACCAGCTGTTGTTCCTGAACCAGCACCACCGCCTCCTACTACCATATATGAAACTTGATTATTTGCTGCACAAGCTGCAACAGAACAAACTCTAAATGTTCCAGGTCCTGTAAAAATGTGAATTTTGTCGTTACCAGAAGTTGATACAGTTCCACCTGTTGCTGTCATAAAACTTTCTCCAACATAACCTGTACCTTCTTCTATTGATAGCCAACCTTGTGTTGCATCAGCATAAAGTAAAGTTAAACTTTCATTGTTTGTATTTCTTACACTATCAGCAGCATTACCATTCATATTAGAACCACCTCTACCTATTGTTAAATTATTTGTTGAAAATTTACTTGCATAATCTTTAATAGCTACAATATCACCAACTGAAGGAGAAGATGGTAAATTCATTGTAATAGCTCCAGAAGTTGTATTTATAAAATACCCTTTTCCTGAAACTGCTGTAAATGGAGTTGAAGTTTGAATTGCTGTCTGCCAATCAACTAATTGACCTGCACTTCCAAAACCTGTTTGTGAAGCGCCTGAAGCTAACGCAATCGTATCTCCTGAAGCCCCTAAAGTAATTGTAGTCCCACATTGATTAATTATAACTCCACCATCAGTTGCTTTTAATGCATTTGATTTTAAGTCCCCATTAACTGTTACTGAAACACCTGCTGTTACTGATACTGAATCTCCAGAATCTCCAACAGTTACCGTTCCACAATTTGTTCTTGGACTAATTTTATTTACTTTTACTTCACTCATAATTACGCTTTTCTATATCTAATTATAACTGCACCTGCCTCAGAAACTGCTTGTGGTTGTGGACTTCCTGGAAAAGTTCCTCCAGAACCATGACCATAACCTGTTCCTCTATTAGGGGCATTTGCATCATTTCCACCTTCACCATCCCCTCCAACTGCATATACTACTGCTGATCCATTAATAGCACTTGGTGTACCATTTCCTGGGTGAGCAGATGTACAAGTTACAGGACCACCACTACCAGCTCCACCACCAGAACCTGAATTTTCTCCTGCTGCTCCTCTAAAACCTGGATTACCTTGTGGAGGACTTACAGGTGGGGTATTACCCGCTCCACCGTCAGTTGGTCCATAGTCACTTCCTCCGCCACCAGATCCTCCGGCTACTCCTGGATTAGGTCTGTGATTACCTTCTCCTCCTCCAGCAGATGTTTTACAATTAAATATACTTGCACTTCCATTAACAGTTCCACCAGCTGCTCCAACTGTTACGGGATAACCTGTTGCGCTGACTGTAAGACCACTACAAGCTGAAGCTAACGGAGAAGCTGTATAACAACCTCCTCCAGGATTAGGTGCTTTAAATTCTCTAAAACCTCCGCCTCCACCACCACCTGGGCCTGCTCCTCCAGAACTTTTTCCACCACCTCCGGCTATTACCATATAAGAAACTATATTATTTGCTGGTGCGGTAGCTAAACCTGATACACAAAAAGTACCTGGGCCTGTAAATGTATGAATTTTAAAATCTCCTGAGCAAGTAATTACTCCGCCTGTCGCTGTAATAAAATTTTCAATTCCACTTGGACTTGCTGTTACCGAGTGTTCTGTTGTTAACCATCCTTGAGTAGTGTCTACATAAACTAAAAGAACGGAACCACCTTCTGCTGATAAAGTTGGATCTTGATCATTACCACCACCAATTTTTTCTGAACCATTTGGATTTAAAGTAACTGCATTACTATCCCAAGTATTTGCATA